TTTTACAAAGTTACGGATTCAGTTCAATGGCTCTCAAGAGCAACCCCTTTATCAAAGATCGAGTTGCAACCGTCAATGCGTTATTACAAAACGGCAAAGGGGAAAGACGTTTGGCGATTCATGCCAGTTGCACTCGTCTGATTGAATGTTTAGAATTGCAAAGTTATGACGAAAAGACAGGAGATCCCGATAAACAAAATGGCTATGATCACCATGTAGATGCCCTCGGTTATCTCATTTTCAGAGAATTTAATTTACTTTATGGAAGGGCAGGCAAGCCAACAGGCATTAGAATATATTAAAAGATCTGATATTATGAGGAAAAACCGTGTATAGCTCTTTAAATATTTACAATCAGCCTGTAACATTAGCTCCTACAACGGTTGCAAGTCCTAATGCTGCCTATCAGAGGATGGCAAATTTTTGGGGTTTGGTTGAAGATTTAAAAGAGGGAACATATAAGATCAGAAGTGAACATAGAAAATATTTGCCGCAAGAATCCAGGGAAACTGATGATTCATATGACGTTAGATTGAGTAGATCCACTGTTGTTCCATATTTGCAGAGAATAGAGAAAATGTTAAGCGGTATGCTGGTCAGAAAACCTATCAGACTTGATGATGTTTCAGATTTAGTAAGAGAGCAGCTATTTGATGTCGATTTAGAGGGTAATGATCTGAATGTCTGGTTATATCAAACGGCAAGAACAGCAATCAGTTTTGGTCATGTGGGAATATTGGTAGATGCCCCGAAGGAAGGAGAAAAGACCAGACCTTATTGGGTTACATATGCACCAAAAAATATACTCGGTTGGAGGACAGAACTTGTCGAGGGTGTAAGACAATTAAGCCAGCTACGATTAATGGAACAGGTTGTCGAGGCTGATGGCAAATATGGTGAAAAGATTATTAAACAAATCAGGGTGTTAGAACCTGGGCGATATGAAATTCATCGAAAAGATAAAAAAGGAGAATATAAATTACATGATGAGGGTGAGATGAGCATTAAAGATAAGATCCCATTTTCTGTTGCATATGCTAATCGTGTCGGGATGTATGAATCACGCAGCCCTTTATACGACATCGCAGAACTAAACCTCAAGCATTACCAAATCCAAAGCGACTTAGATAATATTTTACATATCAGTTCTGTTCCATTACTTGCAGTTTTTGGCTATCCAAATGCAGATGAGATAACAACTGGGCCTAATGAAGCATTATCATTACCACCCGAATCAAGGATGGAATATGTAAGCCCATCGGGTGACAGTTATGACAGCCAGTTTACAAGATTAAAAGATATTGGAGAACAGATAAATACCTTATCTTTGAGTGCAGTGCTTGGCACTAAATTAGTTGGTGAGTCAGCCGAGGCCAAACGGATTGACCGTTCACAAAATGACAGCACCATGATGGTCATTGCTCAACAAATGCAAGACTTGATTGATAATTGTTTAAAGTTTCACAGTGAATATCTAAACGAACCTAATGCTGGAAGTTCTTTTGTTAATAGAGATTTTGTAACAGCAAGACTAGAACCTCAAGAAATCCAAAGTCTATTACAACTATTCACTGCTGGTACTATCAGTCAGGAAACATTACTCACACAGTTAAGCAGTGGTGAGATTCTTGGGGATGATTTTGATGTAGAAGAAGAAGTCGAGGCGACACAATCTGGTGGGTTGATCGAAATGGAAGCCCCAGCCCAACCTGACGCAGCTTAATGAATGGCAGTTCCAGAGGCTTTTTATAGAGAGGCTATTGATCTAAACAGATATAGC